AGCAGATCCCGGAGACGCTCGATCTCCCGAATCATCCAGTGGTAATCCCGTAAAATCTGCTCGATTTCGTGTTTTTCCATCCCCCACCCACACCCCTCATGGTATAATGGGTATGGGAACATCTGTTCAGTCCCGGCGGGCCGCCATCCGCGCCGGGGCGATTTTTTAACTCTTCTCCCTCGCCATAATGAACCCAAATTGCCGCCCAATACCCAACCACGCCTTTTTCTCTGCCTCGTCCAGCTCATCCAGGAGCTTTTGGTTCGTCACCTTGGGAATCAGCATCACTGGTCCACCCTCAGTACATCCGCGAACACATAGAACGGGTCACCTGGCTCGAACACGTCACAATGCTCCTCCCCGTGTCTCTCCGGGTCAAAAGGCTCCGGCACGATGAGGCCCAGTTCCTCGGCGAAGTCCTGAATCTCGCCGCCACACCAGTCGTTTCCCCGAAGCGCCTCGGCAATGATTCGGCGGGAGAAGGTTTTGAGCTTCTGGTTTTCCTCTTTCAGCCGCTCAACCTCCGCCTCCAACTCTCGGATACGCGCTGCGGCATAGAGCGACGAAGGGCTGTCGCTGATGGACAGGATGTCAACGATCTTGGCGTTCATTTCGGGATATGTGTTGATCTGCATCACCTTCGCACCTCACATCTCGCATTTTCCGTTTCGGCAATCGATGCCGTAGACTTGCGATTCGTCAACCGCGCCTTTCATGCGCATGTATTCCTGTCTGCTCTCGATTGCGCAGGTGTCGCAGCAGTCGTCAACACCTGTGTTGTGTCGGGCTATATGAGGGTCAATGTTATGTCCGCAGAGGACGCATTTCATCCCTTTCCCCTCCCCTCACGCACCCGCGGCTGTCTGCTGGCCGCGCAGATCTTCGAGATCAAACAGCGTCGGCATCGAAATCTCTTCCGCCGCAGCTTTCAGGTATCCGAGGCCGTCGCGGAAGTAATCCGTGTTGAGCTCGATGCCGTACCCCTTCCGCCCCATCCGCACGGCTACGTAGGGCACGGTCATCAGACCGCCGAACGGATCCAGAACGACCTCACCAGGGTTGGAATAGCGGTTGATGATACGTTCGACGATGTCGAGCTGCAGCGGGCAGACGTGCATTTGCAGGCGCCGTTGGCTCTGCGTGGTGTTGAGCGTCCGCATCCGCACGATGTCGTCCCATACGCTGTCGTCCCAACTTCCGGGCGCCACGACCATGAACGTCGCCGGAAGCCGGCCGTCGCGGTCGAGCTTCTTCGCCAACTCCACGTGCTCGCGGTAGTCGTAGATCGTGCTGCGCGAAAACCGCCGGTACACCGCCTGAAGCTGATCGATAGGGTAGCTTGCCAGCTCTTCTTTGGTGAGCAGCCGGTCTCCGCTGGACCGCCAAAAGGCGTGTGCGTCGATCTGCCATTGCGCCCGGGTGTACTGCTCTTTCGTCTTCGTGACCGGCACGTCCGCGTATGCGCGGCTGGTGTCCGTCGGCAGCTTCCGGAAGAGCAGGATGTATTCCGGGCAGCCGACGCCCATCTTCGTGCCGTCCTTGCACTGCTCCGTCCAGCCGAGCCGGTAGGTTTGGTTATTCTCCCGCACAACGTCCGTCACGACTGTGATCATGCCGATATACTGGAACCCGTGCTTCATGTAGTGCTCAATGCACATCGCATGGAACGGCTCGATCGTCGGCATGCCGGTTCCCGTCGCGTTCCCGTACAGCACCCGGTCCTTAACATGGATAGCGGCGATCCGGCCAGGCTTCAGGATCCGGAGGAGCTGCGGCGTCAAGAAATCCATCTGCTCGAAAAACCGCGCTGTGTCCTCGTTGTGGCCGAAATCGTTGTACGACGGCGTATATTCGTAATGGTTGCTGAACGGGATTGACGTATGGATAAGGTCGATGCTGTTGTCCGGCATCTGCTCCGTTTCCAGCACGCAGTCGTTGTTCACGGCCGTGTACCACTCCGTCTCGATTTTCACGCGCTCCACCCCAATCGTTCTGGCCAGCTTGTTGATGACCGAAGTTCCTCCGGACAAGCCATATTTCCGGATAATTTCCGTCATCTTCCCGACCAGGTAGTCATGTTGATCCCATTTCCTGAGCAGCTCCTGCAGAATCTGTTCCTCGCTCTCCGTGTAGATGATGTCGATGATGACCTTTTCCTTCTGTAGGAACCGGTAGATCCGATGAATAGCCTGGATGAAGTCGTTGAATTGATAGTCGATCCCGACGAAAATCGCCCGGTGGCAGTGCCGCTGAAAATTGCATCCGGATCCAGAGAGCTCTTTCTTCGTCGCGAACCGCTTGATCTTGCCGTTAGAGAAATCCGAGACGCGCTGTTCGCGAATCTCCAGATCCAGGCTGCCATAGATGTCCACCACATCCGGAATCGCCGCCTTGATTGCATGCCTTTCCGCCTCGAGGTCATGCCAGATGATGAAATGGTCGTCCGGGCTCTCCGCCACGATCTCCGCCGCCTTTGCGACTCGCGCGGCGATCGATTCGCGTTTCTCTCTCGCCGCCTCCGTCACCCCGACCGCGGCATCTCGGATGATCAGCAGCTGGCCATCACGCTCCGCGCCGGCTTCCATGTGATTGACCGGAAGCTTGTGGTAGCGGATCTCGAGCGGCGGAAGTTCATATCCCTCGTCGGAATATCCGAGATCGCTCGGTTTCGTAATGAACAGCGCCCAGGTCGACACCCATAGCCAGAACTCGTCTTCCTTGTGCGGGTACAGGGTCAGGTTGTTCGCCTTCGTCGAATCCCGCTGGAAGAACCGGGTCAGGGCCTGCCCTGTGTCCATGACCTCGAGGTAGCCGGCGTAATGGATCAGCTCCTTGTACCGGTTCGGGCTCGGCGTCGCCGTGCAAACGAGCTTATACGGGACGCCGCGGAATTTGTCCAGGAACGTCTGGTACGTCTTGCTCCCGAAACTCCGCAGGACGGATGCTTCATCAAGCGACGTGGCCGTGAAGTAGGTCGGGTCGATGTCCCCGTCACGAACGCGCTCATAGTTGGTCAGCAGGATCGTCGACGTCGACGCCCGAACCTCGGCCATCGTCCGAACATATTGCGGCTCGTCCATCCCGAGCAACTCGACGGCATCTCGCTTAAACTCCTGCATGACGCCCAGGGGAAGCACGATCAGCGCCTTTCCGCCGATATGCTCCGTAACGATGCGGCACCATTCGATCTGTTGCAGCGTCTTCCCGAGTCCGAACGACTCGAACAACGCCCGGCGCCCGCCGCGGACCGCCCACAAAACCGCATCACGCTGGTGCGGTTTCAGAATCGGATGGACGGCATCCGGAGACACCTCGAATCCGGACTCTTTGGCGACGACGATTTTCGATTTCAGAAACTCGATGTACTTTTCGCTCATCCCGATCGCCTCCTCTGCCACAGTCCGTATTGGCTTGCCACTCCGACCACCGTCGGCACGGTCACGTCCAGCATGTCCGCAATCTCAGACGGCGTATGATACGGCCACAGACGGATCAGATCGTAAACCTTTCGTGTGCTGAGCGTGCGGCGCTGCAGTTCCCGGGCGGCTGCGTAGCGGTCGTCGAGCGGTTGGCTTTCGTCGACTGCGATCTCATAGAGTTGTTGTTTTGTCATCTCAATTCACCACCGCTGGCTGTTCTTCTACTTCCGGCAGCACCCACACGTCGTTCCACGACATTTCGAAGGTGATACCGGCCTCCGCCTGGGCAATGGCGATCAAGATGACATTTCCCATCGACTCGGCGGCCGCGGGCGGAACTGCGTTCCCGATGTATTCCCGCGCCTTCGCATCGCTGCATCCTTCGAGCTGGAACGGCCGGCCGTCGGGAAGATGTGTCGGGAATCCCTGCAGCATGGCGAGCTCATATGTCGTAAGCGGTCGGTGCCAAGTCCCGTCTTCGGCGATGATGACCCAGGCGCCGGTTTCCCGGTCGTCAGGTATGCGCGGATCAGCGACCGCCGCAGCACCAGCGTGGACATCTCCGGCGCCGATTACGCACTTCGACGGCTCGTCCCATCGGTGAACGCCGAACGTACCGGACCGCGGCACGCAACTGATGCGCGGATCGGCGATGCTCGCCGCCGACTGCATGATGCGGGAATTGCCACGTATCGTCTTCGCAGGCTCGTCCCAGCACTGGACACCGTAGGAATCCGGCATCAGTTCAGTCCGTACTCGCGGGTCTGCCACTGTGATCGCCCCGTTGTTTGGCCGGTACGCTCCGGTCACGCACGGCGCTGACTCATCGTACCGGACCACCCGATAGATCGCGGCATTGCCATTGGAATCGAGCCCCACGCACGGGTCCGAAACGGCTGTGTCCTCTCCGCTCGGCTCATGGACGATTCGGTATTGCCGCCAGTCGATCCGGTTCAAGTCGCGCCAGTCCCCGCCCGCCGGGATCAGCGCCAGCCGTACCCACGTTTTCCACTGGAGACGCGGGATCCGGTGCATCGGGCCGCCAGCCGGATCACCCGGAAGCGGCAGCGGACCGATCACATCGCCGATCGTTTTGAGTGGCTTCTTCGGCGGGAGGTAGCACCAGTTCGGCACGCGCCGCTGATTCCGCGCCAGCAGAAGGAACCGTAACCTGTTCTGCCCGAGCCCGCCGATTTCGCCGAGGTTGTGGTCGGCGCGCATATCGACGACGTAACCGTACCGCTCAAGCAGCCGTTTGATCCGCGCCAGAATCGTTGCGCCGCGGGACGTGATGCGCGGCACATTCTCGAAGTGGATGAACGCCGGCATTTCTCCGTCGCCGTACAGCCGGCACGCCTCAAGGGCCAGCTCCAGACCTCGGATCGTGAGCAGGTTCAGCGCCTGGTACTTTTCGGACCGGGCCGATCGCTCCGGAAGCAGGCCGCTGAATCCTTTGCAGGGCGGACTGAGGAAGATGTAATCCGGCACCTGCTCCTGGAAGGCCAGCCAAAGTTCCAGCGGCGTCGCTTCCCGCCATTCCGCCGGAGGCTCGTGGCCGAACCATTTCCTGTACTGGTCGCGGCTGAACAGGTCCATCTGCACCGCCGTCTGCTCGCCGGTGATCAGATCGTGGTTGCGGCAGGCGACCGGGTCGAAGTCGATGGAACAGAGGATTTTCCACCGATACACCTTGCCGTAGGCTTCGACCAGCGAGCGCTTCAGGCCCGCTGAGAACCCGCCGATTCCGCCGAAAAGGATTGCTGCTGTCCTGATCTCGGTCACCGCGGATACACCTTCCGCTCCTTGAAGTTCACCCTCGGATGCCGCATCTTCTGCTGCATCCTCCGCCTGATCTCCTCCAGCGCTTGCTGCCGGTCGACGGGCGTGGCCATTTCATCCGCGTAGGCGATGCAGTAGAGTTCGGACAGCCGGGCTTTGGACCAGTTCATGTGCTCATCGCCTCCTCCGTAACATCCGTCGTCACTTCGTAAACTCCATCCCACAGCTCTCGGATTTCTCGCGCCTTCGCAAGCACGGCAGCCTTTTTCTTCGGCGTCAAAACAATGTCCATGGCTTCCTGGTAGTGCTGTTCGGCCAGCCGGTATGCCCGCGTGTGAAGCTCGTCCATAATTGCCCAAAACTCTCGGTAACTGGCATTTTTCATCCGACGGAAAAACTCACGCTTGTCCGACCGGCTCACGCTTCCACCTCCACAATCCGAAGAGTCGGAAACCTCTTCTCAAAAAGGTTCCGTTTCATCCGGTATTCCCTCGTCCGCATTCCCTTCACGTCTTCGACGGTGATGGATCCGTCGGCCCAGCAGATCAGGAAGTCGGCGACATATTCGATCGGGGCGTAGAGGCGGCCGTCTTTCGTGAATCCCTCCTGTAGAAGGAACCGCGGCTGCCGAATGAACCAAAGGACTTCTCCAGCGGACTGGAGCGCTTTAAGCTCACAGTACCGGTCCGCTTCGGCATTCGAATCGAAGGTGATGCCGTCCACCTTCGTCCGGCGATTCCGGTACTTCGAAGATCGTTTTCCGGCCATCAACGTTCGGAATTCCTCGATGCTCATGCGCTCCGTCATCCCGCCGTCATCTCCTTCACCAGCCCCCAGAACCGTTCCCTGATCCGACGCTCCAGGACTTTCCGCGACACACCGCAGATTGTTGCTTCAGTCCAGATCACCCGAATCCGGTGGTCGAGCCGTTCCAGGTCCGACCGGATTTCTGGCTCGAGGCTGGCCCAGATGGCGTCGAATTCGCGCTCTTCTCTGCTCACGCCCACCGCCTCCTCGGATCCGGCTCCCGCCGCGGCGCCGGCTGATCGTGCCCACGCTCGAGGCTCACAAACTTGCTGAACTGCTTCAGGAACACGAGTTCCACCGTGCCCACCGGGCCGTTCCGCTGCTTGGCGATGATCACTTCGATGATGTTCTTCTTCTCGCTTTCCCGGTCGTAGTAGTCGTCCCTGTACAGGAAGGCGACCACGTCGGCATCCTGTTCGATCGAGCCGGATTCGCGCAGGTCGGACAGGATCGGGCGCTTGTCCTGGCGCTGCTCGACGCCGCGGGAAAGCTGCGACAGCGCGATAACGGGGACGTCCAACTCCTTCGCGATCTGTTTCAGCGCCCGGCTGATTTCCGCGACCTCCACCTGACGGTTTTCCCGGCGCCTTGCTCCCGGATGGACAAGTTGTAGGTAGTCGATAATCACCAGGTCCAACCCATGCTCCTTCTTCAGGCGCCGGCATTTCGCACGGATTTCGGCCGTCGTTATGAGCGCGCTGTCGTCGATGAAGATTTTTCGCTCGGACAATGCGCTCACCGCCGGGATCAGCTTCTCCCAATCGTCGCCCGTCAGGAATCCCGTCCGCATCCGGCCGGCGTCGATATTCGCCTCCGCGCACAGCATCCGCTGCACGAGTTGTTGCGCCGGCATTTCGAGGCTGAAAAGTGCCACCGTCTTCCCTTCCCGCCCGGCGTTCTGCGCCACGTTCAGGGCGAAAGCCGTTTTCCCGACCGACGGGCGGGCTGCCACGATGATGAGGTCGCCTGGCTGGAAGCCGGCCGTCAACCGGTCCAGATCGGGATAGCCCGACGCAAGGCCGGTGATACCGCGGGCGTCCGGGTTCTGGCTCAGCTGCTCGATCCGTTCATACGCTTCCACCACCGCCGCCGAGATCGGCACGAAGTCCTTCTTCGGCGCGACTTCCTCTTCGAGGGCCGCGGTGATCTGCTGCACCTTCGCGACCAGTTCGGCGCCGGACTCCGCCCGCCCGGCCGCCTCAACGAGCCCCTGCACCTGCTGCAGCGCCCTGCGGTGGACGGCGTGGTCCTTGATGATGCGGACGTAATGCATTACGTTCGCGGCCGTTGGCGTGCTGGTGGCCAGCGAGGTCAGATATGCGATTCCGCCGGCATCGTCGAGCGTCCCGTCGGCCCGCAGCCGGTTCACGAC